ACGCCGCCCTCGACCGCGCCCCCACAGGAGCAGCGCCCGAGCAGGCCGCACAGCAGGGCCTCGAAAACTGCCGCCTCTACGCTGCACGACACCGCAAAGAGGAATGGGCAAAGATCATTCTGCGCCTGTGCAAGGCGGGAGGGGCCATCGGCTCACCATTGCGCGAGCAGGCCGCACAGACAAGCGCCGCCCCCACAGGAGCAGCAGCGGCCCCACAAGGGGCCACCAACACCCCAAGCCGAGCCGGAGGGGCGCAAACAGGCCCCTTACGGCATGACGACATTGCGGACGTGGTGGACTTCGTGCTCGCCGGGCCGCCGCGCAGGGAGATCGAGCGGGCGATCGTCAAGTACGCGGCCGAGAGACTGGCGACTCGCTCATGACGCCCGACCAGATCAACGGCGCATTCGAGGCCCTGGGTGCGCTGTTCATCCTGCGCAACTGCCGCACCTTGTACCTGCAGAAGATGGTGCGCGGCGTCAACATCGAGACGACAGCCTTCTTCTTCCTGTGGGGCGGGTGGAACCTCTACTACTACCCGTCGCTCGCGCAGCACTGGAGTTTTCTCGGTGGCTGCATGATCGCCGCCGCCAACGTGCTCTGGCTCGTCCTGGCCATCGTGTACACGAATCGCGAAAAAAATCTCGCACGTCATCACAATAGTGTTGACACGCAGTTTCACAAAGCTGATAATCCATTTTTGAAGGAGACGCCATGACCATCGCAACACTCGAAGACACCCAGGTCCAGCTCGACATGCTGATCCGCGCCCGAGTCATCGCGAAGCGCGAGGAGGAGGGTGCGATCGAGCGGCGCCGCGAGTGCGACAGCGCGATCCTCGGGCTGCTGCCGAAGATGACCGCGACAACGCGCGTCGGCGACGTCAAGGTCATCACGACCTACGGCGTCACACGCAAGGTCGACAGCGACGCGCTGAAGGCCGACTTCGCCGAGCTGCCCGTCACGCTGCAGCGCGTCTTCCGCTGGAAGGCCGAAGTCAGCGAGGCCCTGTTCAAGGCGCTGGCGCCGGACGACAAGGTCGTGCTGGCGGAGTACATCGCCACCAGCGACGCGAGCCCGAGCCTGCGGCTCGAGCTGGCGTGAATATCGACCCGACCAAGGAGACACCCCATGGCCTTCGATCTTTCCTCGATCACGCGCGGCCCGCAGATCACGCCGCCGCGCCTCATTGTCTACGGCCCGCACGGGCTGGGCAAGACGACGTTCCTCAGCGAGGCGCCCGCGCCGATTCTGCTGCCCACCGAGGACGGTAAGGGCAAGATCGACATCGCGTCCTTCCCCCTGGCCCGCAGCTGGGCCGATGTCGTGAGCGCGCTCGTCACCCTGCGCGACCAGCCGCACGAGTTCGGCACCGCGGGCACCGACAGCCTCGACTGGCTCGAGCCGATCGTCTGGGCCGAGACGTGCCGCCGCAACAACTGGGCGGACATCGAGACCCCCGGCTACGGCAAGGGTTTCAGCGCAGCCGACGATGTCTGGCGCGAGTACTTCCAGATGTTGTCGGACCTGCGCGACAGGCGCGGCATGCAGGTCATCCTGACCGCGCACTCGCAGATCAAGCCGTTCAACGACCCGTCGAGCGAGCCGTACGACCGCTACAGCATCAAGCTGCAGACGCGCGCCTCGGCGCTGGCGCAGGAGTGGGCCGACTCCGTGCTCTTTTTGAACCAGAAGTCCTACATCCAGAAGGACAAGAAGGGATTCGACAAGGTCATCGCCCGCGGCGTCGGCCTGGGCGAGCGCGTGCTCTACACGGAGGAGCGCCCGTCGCACCTCGCAAAAAACCGCTACGGCCTGCCGCCGGAGATCGCCGTGCCCCGGGGCGCGATGTACTCCACGCTGGCCAAGCACCTGTTTTCTTAACTGCCGAAGGAGGCAATCACCATGGCGTCAATGCAAGGTTACGACCAGGGCGCTCAGCCCGAAGAACGCAAGAAGTTCGACATCATGCCGCGCGGCGACTACGTCGGGCAGATCGTCGAGTCCGAGATCAAGCCGAACCGCAGCGGCACCGGTCAGGTCATGCACCTGACCTGGGAGCTGCTGAACGAGGGGTTCAAGGGCCGCAAGGTCTGGCAGTACATCAACGTGCAGCACGGCAGCTCGCCCGAGGCGCACCGCATCGGGCAGGTCGAGCTGGCCAACCTGAAGGCCGGCATCGGCATCGCCGGCACCGTGCCCGACACGCTCGTGCTGCACGGCAAGGCCTGCGGGCTTGAGCTGGAGGTTGAGATCGGCGAGGGCAAGTACGAGGGCAAGGACAAGAACGTCGTCGCCGGGTTCTTCCCTGCGATGCAGTTCGGCAACCGCACCGCGACCGGCCCGGGCGTGGCCGCCCAGGCTCCGGCCCAGGTCGCTGCCCCGGCGCCCGCGCCGGTCGCGCAGTGGACGGTCCCGCCGCCCGCGCCCGCCGCCCAGGCTCCGATCCAGGCGCCCGCCGCGCCCGCCGCCTTCCCCTGGCTGAAGCAGGGCTGACAGAGAACCTGCTGGGCGGCCCTTGATCGGGGCCTAGATCATCCCGGCAACCCCGATCGCGCGAACGCGGCGCATCGGGGGGTGTGAGTGCCCCGCTTGTAACGGGGAGGCGAGACAGCTCGGAGAGACGGGCGCCATTTTCGCAACCATCAAAAGGAGGACCACACCATGGCCGCAGCTTACAGAATCTACCTCGTGCGCAGCGACAACACCAACGTGCCCGAGCGCCTCGTGCGGGCGCAGAACCCCGCCCAGGTCGTCGCCCACATCGCCAAGCCGCTCGACATCCGCGTCGCCTCGCAGGACGACCTGGTCAAGGCGCTGACGTCCGACGTCGACGTCGAGGAGACCGACGGGACGGCGGCGTGAACTCCCAACAACCCGCGCCGGCGGCGGACGTCGCCGTCACGCTCGAGCTGAAGACATCGGCGGTCGAGTTCATCGTCAACACGCTGAACGCTAACCCGCTGCATGCGCCCGTGATGACCGTGGCCAAGCTGATCAACGACATCTCCGACCAGGTGCGGGCGCAGATCAATGAGGGGTCGACTAACGAAGTCACCGGCGACAAGCCGGGCAACGCGGTCTCGACGACCGCCCCCTCACCCCTTTGAAAGGCGAACAAATGGCCGCGATCCCCGATGGCGCCCAGCCGAACACGGCTGTCTCGATCCTCCGCGGGTACGAGCGCTCGTCGAATGAGAGGCACCGGCTCCACCTCGGCGCATCGATCATCGGCGGTGAGTGCGCGCGCAAGCTGTGGTACACGCTGCACTGGGCCGATCGCGAAAAACTGACCGGCCAGAAGCTGCGCCTGTTCGGGAGCGGCCACCTCCAGGAGCCGCGCCTGATCGAGGACCTGCGCCGGGTCGGCGTGCAGGTCGAGGACTTCGACCCGCAGGGCGGACAGTGGACCTTCCGTACCCTGTCGGGGCACTTCGGCTGCTCGATGGACGCGGCCGCGCTTGGGTTGCCAGAGGCGCCGAAAACCTGGCACGTCTGCGAGTTTAAGGGGCTGAACCAGAAGAACTTCGACAAGGTGGCGAAGGAGGGTTGCAAGAAAGCGAAGCCAGAGCACCACGCGCAGATGATGATCAACATGGGAATGAGCGGCATGAAGCGCGCGCTCTACCTCGTGGTCAACAAGAACACCGACGAGCTGCACAGCGAGCGCATCGAGTTCGATAAAACCGAGTTCGACCGCCTCGTCGCTCGGGCCGAAGGCATCATCCGCGCGACAGAGCCGCCGGCGCGTATCTCCGACGATCCAACGAAGTTCCCTTGCGGATGGTCAGGCAAGGCGAGCGGCGCCGGCCCAGGCCAGTGCGCGTTCTTCAACGTCTGCCACGGCGACCAGGTGCCCGAGGTGAACTGCCGGACCTGCTCGTACAGCACAGCCGTGCTCGACGGCGTCGATCGCAAGGAGGGTGAGTGGCGATGCAGCAACCCCGCGCTCGAGAGCGCGCCGGTGCTGAGCGAGCCGCTCCAGCGGTCGGGCTGCCTGGAGCACCGCTTCATCCCGATCTTCCTCGAGCGCACGGCCAGGCCGGTGGCGTTCGAGCATGGCGTCGTCGTCTACCAGATGAACACCGACAAGAGCAAGTTCTTCGGCAACGGGTCTGGCAAGCAGGGCTCGCTCACGAGCGGCGAGATCAGGGCGTGCTCGGGCAAGTCACTGCTGCCGGAGATGTGCGGGATCAAGGGCGAGTTCCCGGGCGCGCGGGTGGTGGCGTGAGGTGGTTCTACGAATGGCGCCGGCTGCACTGCCTCGGCCACATATGGAGCCGGCATTCGTGCGGCAGATTGGAGTCGAGCAACATCGACGCCGGCTACTGCCTGGACCGCTACCTGAGCCCAGCTGAGTGGAGCATTGAATGATCCTCCGCCCCTACCAGGAGAAGGTCCTCGACGACCTGTGGGCGTGGTTCGGCAAGCACGCCGACGGCAACCCCATCATCGTCGCCGCGGTCGGCGCAGGCAAGTCGCTGATGATCGCCGCCACGGCGAAGCGCATGGACGCGCAGGCGCCTGGCGTGCGCACGCTCGTGCTCATGCACCAGAAGGAGCTGCTCGAGCAGAACGTCGACAAGGTCAAGCGCATCTGGCCGGATGGTGACGTCGGTGTCTACTCCGCGAGCGCCGGGCGCAAGGAGCTGGGCAACCAGGTCATGTACGCCACGATCGGCAGCGTGTGGAAGATCGCGCACCTACTCGGCCGCATCGACCTGGTCCACGCGGACGAGTGCCACTTGATCAACCCTAAGGAGGAGGGCATGTGGCGATCCTTCCTCGCCGACTTGTCGCGGTACAACCCGCGGTGCCGCGTGCTCGGTTGGACCGGCACCGAGTACCGCGGCAACGGCGTGTACCTGACCGCCGCCAAGACGGCGCTGTTCACGCACGTCGCGTCGAGGATCACGATGAAGGAGCTGCTCGCCCAAGACTACCTCTCGCCGCTCACGCCGGCGAAGACGCAGACGCGCGTCGAGGCGGCGGACCTGCCGACCAGCGGCGACGACTACCAGGTCTCGGCGCTCGCCGCCATGACCGACACCGACGAGCTGGTCGAGGCGACGGCGTCCGAAATACATGTGCTTTTTTCGGACAGAAGGCGCGGGCTGGTGTTCGCGGTCACGGTCGAGCACGCCACGCACATGCGAGATGCGCTGCGCCGGCGCGGGATTCGGTGCGAGATCGTCAGCGCCAACACGCCGAAGGCCGAGCGCGCGGCCATGATCGGTGGCTTCCGCGACGGCAGTCTGTACGACATGCTCGTCAACGTGGCCGTGCTCACCACTGGTTTCGACGCGCCAGAGGTTGATTTCATCGCTATGCTGCGCGCGACCAAGTCGCCCGTGCTCTACGTGCAGATCGCCGGCCGCGGCATGCGCCTGGCCGCCGGCAAGGACGACTGCCTGTGGGCGGACTTTACCGACACCACGCTGCGCCTCGGGCCGGTTGACGAGGTTAAGGGCCGCATGCCGCGCGGCGGTGGCGGCGCGGGCGAGGAGCCGTTCCGCCTCTGCCCGGAGTGCAGCAGTCGCAACAAGGCAAGCGCGGCCGAGTGCCTGGACTGCGGCTTCCTGTTCCCGCCGCCGGAGCTGATCAAGCACAAGGACTACGCGAACGGCGCGGCCGTGCTCTCGTCGCAGGTCAACCCCGAGCGCGATGTCGACGTCACCCGGGTGACCTATGACATTCACGACAAGCCCGGTATGCCCAGCTCGCTGCGGGTCGAGTACTGGAGCGGCATCCAGGCCGTCGCCCGCGAGTGGGTCTGCCTCGACCATAGCGGCTACGCGCGCCTCAAGGCCGAGAAGTGGTGGCGCATGAGGGCCAAGCAGGACGGCATACCCAGGACTGTCGCGGAATCCGTGGTACAGGCCCGTGGCGGCGCGATCAGCGAGCCGATGGGGATCACCATCGACATCAAGGCGAAGCGGCCAGACATCCTGGCGTACCGCTGGACACAGCGACAGGAGGCGGCATGAAGATGATGTTTCGGATGCTGACGCGAACCGAACTGGTAGCCATGCGCGTTGCCATCGATGGCGCATCGAGCGAGCTGGCCGTGATCGAGAGCAAGTCGAAGGAGGGCTGCAAGACCTGCGATCACCTCATCGGCTACCTCAACGGCGAGCGGACCACGCGCTGCAGCCGGGCCGACGGCGCCGAGATTCCTGCCGACGTCGTTCCCCTGGGCTGCCCGTCGTGGCAGTCCGATCCCATCCCGTTCTAGGATATCATCAACGTGATATAAGGAGACCACCATGACCGCAGCCCTCCCCGTCGACGCAGCCGCCCGCAAGGCGACCCCGATCTTCTCGGGCGTCCTGAACTACTTTCCCCTGGCCATCGCCGAGATCGCGCGCGTCTCGAAGGCCGGCAACGACCAGCACAACCCCGGCCAGCCGCTGCACTGGGACCGGACCAAGAGCCTGGACCACGCCGACTGCATCGCGCGCCACCTCCTGGAGCACGGCACCATCGACGGCGGCGACGGCCAGCGCCACTCGGCCAAGATGGCCTGGCGCGCGCTGGCGCTCCTGCAGACGGAGCTGGAGGCCGCTGAGGCTGCCGCGGCTGCCAGCAAGGTCCGCAAGCGCACCCTGGACGAACTGCGCGACCAAGCTGTAGCAAGGCCGTTTTGACCGAAGTCATAAACAACCAACAAGAGAGGCAGATATGGCCACCGACAATCACAATGCTGATACAGGGGACCTCGGCGGCTGGATGCAAACGCACAGCGGCAAGGCCTACCACCATCGCAGCCCTCGGCAGGAGTCGATCGACATCAACGACATCGCCCACGCCCTTTCGATGATCTGCCGCTTCGGTGGACACACCTGGCACTTTTATAGCGTGGCCGAGCACAGTGTCCTCGTCAGCCAGGTCGTGCCCGAGGAGCACGCCTTCGCAGCTCTGATGCACGACGCGACCGAAGCCTACGTCTGCGATGTGCCGCGCCCACTGAAGCATATGCTCGGCGCGATGTACTCGGACCTCGAGTACATCGCCTGGCAGGCCATCTGCCAGAAGTTTTTCATCCACCCGGTCCTGCCGGCGTGCGTGAAAGAGGCGGACAACACTGTCCTCCTCGCGGAAAGAAACGCGCTGCTCTTGGACCCGCCGATCCCCTGGACCTGGGCCGATGGCATCAAGCCGGCAGACGTGACCGTCAGGTGCCTGGGGCCGGCGCTAGCCAAGATGGTATTCCTCCGCCGGTACATGGAGCTGCGCCGGGGCAGGCACGAGGCGCTCCTGGGAGTGGGCCAATGAAGCGAGTCCATGTCGAGTCAACACTGCGCCGGGTCATCCGCCGCATGGCGGCGCGCGCGCGGGGCGTGGCCAACGACGAGGTGCCGAGCGCCACAATCCGCCAGGTCGCGCGCATCGTGCAGCACCTGGTCGCCAGCGGCGACCTCCACAAGGCCCGCATCAGCGGCAAGAACGTCCGCTGCTTCACCAGCAAGGAGGCCGCCGAGGCTTGGCTCGATGCCGCCGCCCTGGCCAAGCGCCAGGCCGTGATCGCGCGCGCGCAGGAGCGGGAACGAGCCCCGCCGGAGCCTGTCGAGAAAACGGCACCCTGGCCGGCGGACGCGAAGCCGTACTTCCCGCGCGACGCCTTCGGCCGGGCGGCCTGGAAGCACACCGTCTACGCGGCATCTCAGCTCGGCCTCGTACACACCAACACCCACTCGGACACACACTAATGGACCACACCTCGCTAGGCCTCACGAAGGACGAGATGCGCGAAGTCGCGCACACCCTGTCGCCGCACCGCCCCG